ACCCAATGGCTACGTTCAATCGCTAGTGCAGAATGGCATAAAGACGAGATGGATAAATGTTGGGCTAGACTTAAAGGACAATTAGAGGAAATATAATGGCATTTACAAATTACACTACGTTTATAGCAGTAGTCGCAGACTATTTAGCTAGGACAGACCTTACCAGTCAAATACCTGACTTCGTAAACCTAGCACAAAATAGAATGAGTCGTGACTTACGAGTAAGACAAATGCTAAAGGTAGCCACAGCAACTACAACAGGTGGTGATAGCACAGTTGCTTTACCTGCTGACTATTTAGAGCTTAAAGAAATACATATTACTGGTAACCCACCTAAAAATTTAGAGTTTCAATCACCTGACTTATTTTTTCGTAATGGTCAAATAGCAAACTCTGGCTTACCTACTAAATTTACAATACTAGCAGAAGAATTCCAATTCTCACCTGCACCGGATGGCACATATACAGTACAAATGCTTTATTACGCTAAACCAACCTTTATCTCTAGCTCTACAGCAAGTAATTTATTTCTAGCTTATTTCCAAGATGCTTTACTGTATGCAACATTAGGTGAAGCTGAACCTTATCTACTTAATGATGCAAGAACACAAACGTGGTCTGCCTTGTATGACAGAGCAATTAATAACATTATTAGTAGTGATCTTGGTGGAACATATCCTAGTACTTCATTAAACGTAACAACACAATAAGGAAATTATCATGGCAGAAATGAGTAACTTTTTAGAGAACGCACTTGTAAATGCAACTCTACGCAACACAACCTATACATCACCCGCTACAGTTTATGTAGCATTATTTACAACAGACCCAACAGACGCAGCATCAGGCACAGAAGTTACTGGCGGTTCATACGCTAGAACATCCGTTACCTTTGCTGCACCTTCTAACGGAGCTTCTGCAAGTAATGCTGACTGCACATTCCCAACTTGCACATCTACATGGGGAACAGTAAGTCACATAGGTATATTTGACGCATCTACATCAGGAAACCTTTTATATCACACACCTTTGGACTCAAGTAAAACAATTGAAACTGGTGATATATTTAAGATAGCTTCAGGCAGCCTAACAGTTACATTGGCTTAATATGCCTACGCCATTAACGCTAGAACAACTAGACGTATATGGTAGTTTAGAAAGTGTCCCATATAGTTTAGACCATAACTTCTATACTGGTAAAGTATGTGGACCTTGGACATTAGACGAGCTAGATGCTTTTGGTAGTTTAGATAGTTTAGTCTTATCATTAGACGATACTTTATGGACTACTGGTGCTTGTTTAATTTCATCAACAGGTGACGTAACCGCTAATGCAACAGCTAGTACCTCTGCCAATAGAGTAAGAAGTGGTATAGGGGTTATTACTGCTACAGGAACTGTTACATCAAATGCTGTAAGAACAAGAGCTTCAAATGGTATTATTAATGCCACAGCAACTGTAACAGCTAATGGTGGTAAAGTAGTAGGTGCTGTAGCGTCAATTACAGCTACAGGTACAGTATCATCTGCATCTATTCGTATTAGAACAGTCAATGGTGTTATAACATCAAATGCAAATGTTGTATCATCATCTACTAGAACAAGAACATCTATAGGTTCAATTACAGGTAATGCAACTGTTACTTCTAATGCACATAAAATAGTTTCAGTTAATGGAGTTATTACTGCTAACGCATTTTTAGAGTCAAATGCTAGTAAAATTGCAGGTGGCATAGGTTCAATAACTGCTACTGCTACTGCAACATCTAATGCTAATAGGGTTAGAGCAGGGCTAGGAAGCATCACAGGCAACGCTACAACAGTAGCTAATGGTAATGCTACCTTTATAAGTAATGGTACTATAAATGGCACAGCAACAACCACAGGAAGTTGTAATAGAATTAGGTCAGGCGTTGGAGTTATCGCTTCTACAGGAACAGTAACTTCTGATAGTGTTAGGACAAGAACGACATCAGGTTCTATATCAGCAACAGCAACAACAACTGCATTAGGTGGCTTTACCGCATCAGGAGCAGGTAGTATTAGTGCAACAGCATTAGCTTCATGTAGTGCAAATGCAATATTAGTAGGCGTATGTAGTGTTTCAAGTCTAGCATCTCTAACCGCTAAAGGTTATAGACTAGGTGAGGAATGGTCTACTTCTACCGCAGGCACAGAAACATGGTCTACAGTTTCAGCAGGTACAGAAACTTGGACAAATGTAACAGCAGGAACAGAAACATGGAGTGATATAGCAGTAGGCTCTAACACTTGGACAGACACTTCTTCTAGTAGTAACACATGGCTTCAACAAGGATAAATTAAGGACTCAACATGGCAAAGACAAAAATTTCAGAATACTCAACAACCGCTGCAAGTAATACGGATATTGATAGCACCGATATTAATGAGGGATGTGCGCCTTCAGGGATAAACAACGCTATACGTTCCCTAATGGCTCACCTAGCTGTAGACTATAACGCTACACAAGCCTATACCACTACAGCAACTGCGGCAGGTACAACTACACTTACTGCATCTAGCACACTATTACAATTCTTTACAGGCTCTACCACACAAACAGTCGTATTACCTGTAGTAAGTACATTAGCAACTGGACAACGCTACGAGATACATAATAACTCGTCAGGTGCTATTACAGTAAACTCATCAGGCTCAAACCTAGTGGCTACTGTCCCAGCAGGCGTTACCACAGTTTGCACTTGTATCTTAATTACAGGCACAACTGCTGCTTCTTGGGATGCTGACATACAAGGCTTCACTACTACACTTCCTGTAACTCAAGGTGGTACAGGTGCAGCAACACTTACAGGTGTTATTAAAGGTAATGGTACTTCAGCTATTACAGCAGCTACCGCAGGAACAGACTATGTAGCTCCAGCAACAGCAACTTCATTTACAGCTAAACAAACATTTACAGGTGCAACAGGCTCTTTAGCTTCTGCATTTATCAATGCTACTGAAACTTCAACTATCTCTGCAACTGCCGCTACTGGCACTATCAACTATGATGTGACAACACAGTCTGTGTTATACTATACATCTAACGCAAGTGCTAACTGGACAGTCAATATCAGAGGTAATGCAACAACATCTTTAAATACTTTAATGTCTACTAATGATTCACTTACAGTTGTATTTTTAGTAACTCAAGGTGCAACTGCTTATTACAATAATGCTCTTACTATAGATGGAAACTCTGTTACACCTAAATATCAAGGTGGCACAGCATGGACAGCAGGTAACGCTTCAGGTATAGATGCTTATTCTTATACTATTGTTAAAACAGGTTCAGCCGCTTTTACAGTATTTGCAGCACAAACTCAATTCAAATAGGAATTAACAATGTCATTATTGTCAAGACTAGCCGTATCAGCCGCAAGAGCTTATGGTGCATTAAATAAAGGCGGTGTATCTGCTTCCTATCTTGTTGTTGCTGGTGGTGGCGGTGGTAGTGGTGCTTATTACGCAGGTGGTGGTGGAGCTGGAGGTTATTTAGCTTCTACATCAACATTATCTACTCTTACTACATATACAATTACTGTTGGTGCAGGAGGAAATGGCGGAGCTAATGGCATTAATGGTACACAAGGGTCTAATTCTGTATTATCAGGAACAGGTCTTACTACTATTACATCTATTGGTGGCGGTTATGGGTCTCAAGGTGGTACTTCAGGAGGTGCTGGTGGTTCAGGAGGTGGGTCAGGAAATGGAACTCCTGGCGTAGGCGGTGCAGGAACTTCAGGGCAAGGTAACAATGGTGGCACATGTTCAGGAAATTTTGGGGGCGCTGGTGGTGGTGGTGCAAGTGCTGTAGGAGCATCTACAAGTTCAGGAACTGTAGGTGGAGCTGGGGGAGCAGGTAGTTCATCTAGTATTTCTGGTAGTTCAGTTACCTATGCAGGTGGGGGTGGTGGCGGTGGAGCTGGTGGTGGAGGTGGCGGAACTGGTGGAGCTGGAGGTGGTGGTAATGGCGGCAATCAAAATACAGCTCCAACAGCAGGAACAGTTAATTTAGGCGGTGGTGGTGGCGGTGCAAACGGAAATAGTGGTTCATTTTTATTAGGAGCCGCAGGCGGTTCAGGCATAGTCATCATATCTTACACATCTGCTATACAATTATTTTTAGGTGGCACAGTTACAACTTCAGCTGGTAAATATATTCATACATTTACAGCATCAGGAACATTAGTCCCTTTAACAGCAGTTACAGCTAGTTATTTAGTAGTAGCTGGTGGAGGCGGAGCTGGTGGTCGTAGAGGCGGAGGAGGAGGAGCTGGAGGTCTTTTAGCTTCTACTGCAACATTATATTATCCTGCAACTTATACAGTAACTGTAGGTGCTGGTGGAAATGGTGGAGATGGTTCACCAAGTGCAGCTACTGTTGGTGCAAATTCTGTTATTTCAGGAACAGGTTTAACTACTATAACTGCTACAGGTGGCGGTGGAGGTGGTGGTGGTTCAGACATATTAGCGTCTAGTGGAGGTTCTGGTGGTGGTGGTGGTCGTGCCCCTAGCCAAGCAGCAGGAACAGGAACTAGCGGTCAAGGTAATGATGGTGGAACCAGTAGCGGAACAGGAACAGGCGGCGGTGGTGGTGCAGGTGCTGTTGGTGGGGTTGGAACATCAGGAACTTCAGGTAATGGTGGTAATGGTTCTTCATCTAGCATATCAGGCTCATCTGTAACTTATGCAGGTGGAGGCGGTGGAGCTGGTGGTGGAACAGGTTTGCCAGGCACAGCAGGTTCAGGCGGAACAGGCGGTGGAGGCGGAGGTGGCACTACTGGAAATGGAAATGCTGGAACTGTAAATTTAGGCGGTGGCGGTGGTGGTGGCGGATATAATTCTCCAACAGGATATACAGGCGGTGCAGGCGGTAGCGGAGTAGTTATCATCTCATACGCTGGCTCACAACAATTTATAGGCGGAACTGTAACAACATCAGGTGGAAACACAATACATACATTTACTGCTAGTGGAAGTTTAGTGGGTGCTTACTCTGCTGACTATTTAGTAGTTGCAGGGGGCGGTGGTGGCGGTTTTAGTTATGGTGGTGGAGGTGGTGCTGGTGGATACAGAACATCATCTACTTTTGTAACTGTAGGAACAGTTTATACAGCAACTGTAGGTCTTGGTGGCACTTTAGGTTCTACTTCTAATGTTGCGGCTGGAAGTGGTGGATTATCTTCTTTAGCAGGTGCGGATATTACAACTATTACATCTGCTGGCGGTGGTGGTGGCGGTTCAGGAGATACAGGTTGTGCAGGTGCTGCAGGTGGTTCAGGTGGCGGTGGTAATCAAGCTTTCACTAGAGCAGGTGGTGCAGGTAATACTCCTAGCACTTCACCATCTCAAGGAAATAATGGTGGTACTGGAAATGCTAGCCCTACTGCTGTAGGTGGCGGTGGAGGCGGTGCAGGTGCTGTAGGATATGCAGGAAATGCTGGTTCAGGTAATAATGGTGGTGGTGGTATTGGTTCTGCATCTTCTATTACAGGAACATCTACTTATTATGCTGGCGGTGGTAGTGGTGGTTCTGGCGGACAAAGCCCTAATAGTATAGGCGGTTCAGGTGGTGGTGGTGATGGTGGTAATGACGTTCCATACGCTAGAACTAAATCTAATGGAACTGCTAACACAGGCGGCGGAGGCGGTGGGGGTACAGCTAATGGTGGTGGCACTACAGGATATGGTGCTACAGGCGGTTCAGGTGTGGTAATATTATCTGTTCCTACTGCTAAATATTCAGGCACAACTACAGGAAGCCCAACTGTAACAACATCTGGTGCTAACACTATTATTACATTTACAGGAACAGGCACTTATACAGCTTAATGAATGAACCTAGCATAGAGTTATTATTTCCAACCCCTGTTATGTTTAATAGCATAGACAGAGCTTTTACTAAACAAGAACTCAAGTTTGTAGATAAGCATAGTAAATTAACTTATCAAAATGCAGGCAATACAACAAGCCTAAATAACTACATACTTGAGGAAACAGAATTTAAAGACTTAAAACAAATATGTTTAGACCATGTAAATAACTATATAGAAAAGATATATAAACCAAGATATAAAGTTGAGCCTTATGTAACACAGTCATGGTTAAATTGGACTAAACCCAATGAATATCATCACACTCATGCTCACCCTAATAGCTTTATATCAGGCGTGTTATATATAAGTGCAAATGAAGATGAAGATAAAATTAAATTCCATGATAGTGGATATAAACAAGTGAAGTTAGACACAGATAACTATGATGTTTATAATTCAGATAGTTGGTGGTTTAAAGTTAAAACAGGTGGTATTGTATTATTTCCATCTAGCTTAACGCATAATGTTGAATCAGTAACATCTAAAGACACTAGAGTTAGTCTTGCATTTAACACATTTTTAACAGGCACGCTTGGTGATAATAAAGCATTAACAGAACTAAAATTAAATAAAGGAAATTAAACATGGCACATTTTGTAAGATTAGAAAATAATGTAGTGGTTCAAGGTATTGTAGTATCAGATAAAGATACTGCTGATGAACATGGTGTAGAAAAAGAAGATATTGGTATTGCTTTTTGCTCTAACCTTTTAGGTGGCACTTGGAAACAAACATCATACAATGCTCGTATTCGTAAGAACTATGCTGGTATTGGTTACACTTATGATGAAACATTAGATGCGTTTGTTCCACCAAAACCTTTTGCTTCATGGTTATTAGATACAGACAAAGCACAATGGAAAGCACCTGTAGATATGCCTACAGATGATAAAAGATATACTTGGAATGAAGAAACAACTTCTTGGGATGCGGTAACAGAATAAGGAAAATGAATGGCAACTCAAAGAGTAGCATTTACAGAATGGTTACCAGACCAACCTTCTACGACTGGTGCTTTATTAGAGGCTAATAACGTCTATCCACTCACAGTTGGATATGCACCATTTCCTGCATCAGCAGACTTATCTAGTGCTGCTAGTGAGGCTCTTAATAACGTAGTAGCCGCTAAATATCAATTATCTACAGAACTCTTTGCTGGTGGTGCTACTAAATTATTCAAATACAATGGCACAACATTAGCTCTTTCTAACGTAAGTAAGAGTGGTGGTTATACTGGCTCTGATAGATGGGCTTTCACACAATTTGGTGATACATTACTTGCCACTAATAACCATGAAGTCATACAAGCATGGACTATAGGCACATCTAGTTTATTTGCAGATGTATCAGCATCAGCACCTAAAGCTAAATACATAACTGTAGTGCGTGACTTTGTAGTCGCAGCATACATAGACACAGAAGCTAACAAGGTTCAATGGTCAGACATCAATGATGAAACTGATTGGACTTCAGGTGGTGCAAGTCAGTCAGACTATCAAATTATTCCTGAAGGTGGCAACATAGTTGGCATCACAGGTGGGGAGTTTGGTCTAGTCTTATTAGAACGAGCTATCGTAAGAATGTCTTACATTGGTTCACCATTATTCTTTCAGTTTGATGCAATCAGTAGAAATTTAGGATGTAACTCACCTGGCTCAATTACACAATATGGTAATATGACATACTTCCTAGCGGATGATGGTTTCTATTCTTGTGATGGACAACAACTCTATAATATTGGTAATGACAAGGTAGACGAATACTTTTACAGCACTTTAAATACTGCTTTATCAGATACTATTAGCTCTGCTGTAGACCCTGTAAATAATATTGTAATATGGAATTATCCTAATACATCTGCTGGTCGTTCACTTCTTATTTATAATTGGCTAGTTAAAAAATGGTCAAGTGCTGATACCACTACAGAATATGTAGCTTCTCTAGCAAGCACTACTATTACCCTAGAAGGTTTAGATGCTTATGGTACAGTAGACTCTATTACCACATCATTTGATAATAGGTTTTGGGCAGGTGGTAAGTTTATTTTTGGTGGCATAGATAACACTAAAATAGTAACCTTTACAGGTGCTAGTACCACAGCTTCTCTTGTCGTAGGTGAATTAGAATTTGGTTATAACTCTGTCGTTACATTAGCAAGACCACAAATAGATAATGGCTCTGCAACAGTTTCTATAGCTTCAAGACGTGAATTAGATGACACTATTACATTCTCAACAGGTGTTGCAGCTTCAGCAGAGGGCAGAGTACCTTTAAGGTCTTATGGTCGTTATCATAGACTTAAAGTTGTTCCTACAGGCACAT